AGTCGGTCGTTCTTTGAGAATTTTATGTACAAGAGAAGTGCAAAACACTATTAAAGATTCGGTGTATCGTGTGCTGTCCGATCAGATTGCGATGTTGGGGTTGCAGAAGCATTTTCAGGTAAAAGCTGATACAATCTCAGGAGTAAGTGGTTCGGAATTTTTATTCAAAGGCCTTAGGCAAAACATAGGTGAGATAAAATCAACAGAAGGCATCGACATCTGTTGGGTGGAAGAGGCAGCAAAAGTTTCTGCAATCTCTTGGGATACATTAATACCGACCATAAGAAAACCCGATTCGGAGATACTAGTAACATTTAACCCTGATGGTGAAAGCGATCCTGTATATCAGAGATTTGTCAAAAATGCTCCACCTGGATATCTTAGTCGCATGGTTAACTGGCGTGATAATCCTTTCTTCCCTGAGGTATTACGGAAGGAAATGGAGTATTGTAAGAAAGTAGACTATGATAAATATCTGCATATTTGGGAAGGGCAATGTAAAGGATACTCCGAGGACTGTATATTTAAGGGAAAAGTTACAGTCGAGGAATTCGAGACACCTGAGAGTGTTGAAAGATTCTTCTTTGGTGCAGATTTTGGGTTCTCGAAAGATCCTACTTGCTTAGTGCGGATGTTTATTCAGGACAGATGTCTTTATATAGATTATGAGGCATATGGACATGGGGTCGAAATTACAGAACTACCAGCGTTTTTCAAGACAGTTCCTGGAGCCGAAAAGTGGGAAATTTGTGCGGATAGTGAAAGACCCGATACGATATCTTATCTCAAGAATGAAGGCTTTGATATCATTGGGGCAGAAAAAGGCAAAGGTAGTGTCGAAGATGGCATACAATTTCTTAGAAGCTTTGAGCGAATCATAATACATTCCAGATGTAAGGGGAGCAAGGACGATTTTGAGAACTACCGCTGGAAGAGAGACAAAGTGACAGACGAGATACTTCCTATATTAAAAGAAGGTTCAGACCACTCACCCGATGCGTGTAGATATGCATTGGAGAAGTACACAAGACGTGTTGTTTCATGTTGGGACGTTATATAACCTATGAAAAAGAAAAATAGCATTAAGAAGGTATCGAACGACTTTGATGGTGGCTGGGGTTATTCTACTGGTATGGAATTCTCGGGCTCACCAATGTCAGGAGTATTTGACCAGGGAGGCATGGGTGGCCAAACATCTTCACTCTCAGGAATAGGCGAGCTCGCAGCAAACTCCTCGTATTACTTCATCAGTATGAATCGTGTGTTAATAACTTACGCTTATGTTATGCATGGTGTGCTCCGCACAGTTGTGGACCAGCCTGTATATGATGCATTCCGTGGAGGCCTCACGTTCAAGTCTGATGAGTTGGACGAGAAGGATATTCAAGAGTTGAAGGAATACATGAAGACCTCTACCGTTCTGAAGGTTGTTCGCGACGCTCTTCGCTGGGATAGGTTGTATGGTGGCTCGGGTGTCATAGTTAATACCAATCAGAACTTCAAGACTAAGTTTAATCCAGAGAGTATTACAAAGGATAGTATGTTAAATTTTATATGTGCTGATCGTTGGGAACTATCTATGCAAGGAATACCAAACGACCAGGACATGGGATTGAACTGGAAGATGCCTAAGAATGCATTCTTTGATTATTACGGCAAACAGGTAGATGCTTCCAGAGTATTTAGAGTGGTGGGAGAAGAAGCACCATCGCTCGCAAGAAGGAGACTTCAAGGGTGGGGCATGTCTGTTATAGAGTGTATTCTCAGAGAGGTAAACACGTACCTCAAACATCAGAATGCCACCTTTGATCTTATTGACCAGGTGAAGGTAGATGTGTATAAGTTGAAGGATTTTAATAGCAAGGTGCTAAGTAAGTGGGCACAAGGTAAAGTTGTTAGACGTATTACGATGGCGAATCAGATGAAGAACTTTGCCAATGCTATTATGCTGGATAGCGAGGACGATTACGAGACGAAGCAATTAAGTCTTGCAGGCCTGGCTGAGACTATAGAGCAGATACGTATAGGAATTGCAGCTGCATGTAGAATGCCTCTTACGAAGTTGTTCGGTTTATCGGCTACCGGGTTCAACTCTGGGGATGATGACAGAGAAAATTATAATACGATATGTGAGCATGAGCGGGAGAGAGCACGTGAAGTTCTGGACAAAGTTCTGCCTTTAGTCTGTAGGCATCTGTTTGGATTCGAGCCACAGCTGAACTACGAGTTTGTTCCTCTCAGAATTCTCTCCAGCATTGATCAGGAGAATGTTCTTAATAGTAAGTTTAATCGGCATGTTACTTTGTTCAATATGGGATTCTATAAGGATGAGGAGTTCGCTAGGGCATTGAAGGAAGATAAGATTGTGCTAATGGATACTGAGGTGAGCAAGGGTACCAGAGCGATTGAAGCACCAATGACACCACCTGCTACATTTGCGACGCCACAACAAGTTAGTTCACCAAAGAAGGTAACGGAGGAAGCATAAATGGATAGAGCACAGCGAGGTAAACAATTATTTGGGAGTAAGAGTAATCAACTACTAGAGACAAGTTACTTTGATACTGAGCCTGAAGCTATTGACTATGCTAAAAAGAAAAAGAGTCAAGGATATAGAGCAGACGTAACTAAAATGCTTAGAACTTGGAGAGTCAGAGTAGAAAGTGAATCTGGTAAAGAACCAGAAAATAGCAAGTCAGCTGCAGCATTGAGAGGTAAGAGATTGATGGGGAGTAAATCCTCTGAAGAAACTATCCAGCATTATGAAGAAGATTTAAGAAAAGCTAAAGAAAGTGGAGATACTAGGTGGATTGAGACTGCTACTAAATCTCTGAAGAAAATGAAAGAGAAGGAATGATTAAGCAACTTCGTCCCATTATAGATAAGAAGATTTACTCCAGCGAGGTCGAAACCGATATGCTTCAACAACTCTGGGATGCTATCTTTAAACCAGTCTTTGATATCCTTCAGGTAAAGACACCAGCACGTGTTAATTCAGTATCAGATCTCAGAGATGCCCTCAGGGCAGGAAGGATATTCTGGCAAGATGGATACTTTTATGGAACGTTCAATTCAGTGGTTGCGAAGGCTTTGCGTGAAATGGGAGCGGAGTTTAATAAGACGAAGAAGGCATATAAATTAGATATGAATAAATTGCCTATGGATATTAGGACTGACATAGTTATAGGTAAGGGTATGAATAGAAGTAAGACCGAACGTATTCTCGAGGCCTTGGATGGTGCTGCTGAGATGAAACTGGCTATTGGTACTGGTATGAAAGCCACTAGTATGTTCGATGATTTAAACCAGCAGGCTATAACTACTTTCAAGGTATTACCAGAAAATATTCAGATACCCATGGAACTTACCGCTTGGCAGAAGGAAGACCTTCTGGATTCATATCAGAAGAATGTATCAGGGTATCTCGAAGATTGGAAGACTGAAGCAATAGAACGTTTACGTGAGAAGACTCAGGCTAACGCTGCACTTGGATATCGAAGTGATAGGTTGGCAACGATAGTAAAGACTGAGTTCGGCGTTAGCAAATCTAAAGCTAAGATGATTGCGAGACAAGAGACAAGTTTGTTTGTGAGCAAGTATAGAGAAGAAAGATATACAGGTGCTGGGATTTCTGAGTATGTATGGTCAACTTCGAAAGACCAACGTGTACGTCCAGACCATGCTGCACTAGATCATCAAGTATTTAGCTGGGATTCTCCTCCGGTAGTGGATCGGAGTACCGGTCGCAGAGGGAATCCTGGTGAAGATTTTGGATGTCGTTGTCTTGCACTTCCAGTGATTAGATTGGGTGCATCAAGAACTAGATTATTACCGATGGGAGTTAATTAATGAGTAGTGTGAGTAGGTACGAAACAGTTATTGGCTGGGATAGTGTAGAACACAAATGTAATGGTTGCGGAAAGAGTATAAAGGTTGGCACCGAGTATATACAATTAATGTTAATGCCGTCCGATACTCTTGTTGCTAATTGTTGTGATTCTGCTTGTATATATAAAGCAAGGAATAAATTAAAGATAGGAGTGAACTAGTGGAAGTCACTATAGTAAGATCGAAGCAGGTACCACAAGTAGTTTTAAATGCTACAACTGAGTATTGGGTAACTGATGATAGTAGAACTGTAAAGAAGAAATTCACCTCTATCTCAGAAGCTAGAGCTTATGCGAAAGAAAAAGATCTTAGTATTTACAAAGCAGTTGATGGTGAAATTGTTGAAGGAGTGACTAATAAGCGTAATGAGAAGACTTGGCCATCCTCATATAAATGTAATTTCCTAGAGCCAGGTATAGTATCATACGAAGACGTAGGTCAGGGGATAGCCTTATTAAAGAAAGAGTCCATGGATACTTGGATTAATTCCTTCAAGGGTAAGCCTGTCATCATCGATCACCAGAATGTTTCCCCAGCTAACTTTAAGGAGACAGCGGTAGGTTATATTACTAACGTACTATACAACTCGACTACTGGATGGTATGATGCGGAGTTTATTATCACAGACGATGAAGGACATGAAGCTATTAAGAATGGCTATTCAGTATCTTGTTCCTTCGATGTTAAGAATTCTATCGGTGGAGGAGAATGGCATGCTAGTAAATATGACGAAGAGATAACGAAGG